TACGCATCAAGAATTTTTGGCGCCCACCTATCGAAAATGGTCTTACCATGCAATGAGAGCTCGCTCAATGCATTTTGCACGTTGTGCGTTGTGATTTCTTCATACTTGGAACCCCGCTTTGACCACTGCGGCATTTCTAGTATGGTTTCCATTCGTAAAGGTGCTACATACCTAAGCTCGATATCATCGAACACGAATTTTCTTTTTAAAAATTCAATCTCTTCAAGCTTACGTAGACCTTTATGAAGGTGTCCCTTTATTTCCGAGGTATATACCATACCTAGCTTGGCCATTTCTTCACAAACTCTGAACTCATCAAATGAGTCAGAGTAAGGTGGAGCAACCGCATAGATATTATCATCTCCAAGACATAAAAGATATATGTTCTGGTTGAATTGTATCATGGATCGCATAGACACACCAAAGACACCCATCCAGCTCATTCTAAACAATAAATTGTTATAAATGGTATTAACTACGGCTGTAAAAGGATGTCCTGATGGGAGTGAACTATCCCATTCGTATATGTGGTCTTCTCTTATATGCTTTGAGTTGGTCAATTCAAGCCATAACACCTTCCTGACATTTTGATTCTCTTCAGAATCGCCATACCAGCTCTGAATAATAGCTAAAATAGCATTATGGACAGACGGAACCTCCGAACCGTCAAAATGACTGTAGTCTCCTGCACCACATCTAGACTCTCCTAGAGCTTTGCTTTGCATCTGAGTAGCTATCAATTGCCACTCAACTGAATATGGATTCACGCCTATAGCTGACCCATTTTGTATTCTATTCTTTACGTAGAATACTGCAAATGCTCCAAAATAACGTCTAAACATTATAAGGTAATCTATAGGACAAGAACTAAATAATCTAGTTTTGCCCTCATTTACCTTAGCTGCAGGACGCCTCTCGTCCTTTAAGCAGTCTGCAAATATAACAGTGGGACGAATCCCTTGTTTCAATTTGCATTCCATGTCTTCAAGATGATCAAATAACTCAAGTGCGTATTTTGTACTCAGGTCAAATTGATCTCCTTCACCAAATAGTTGCCTCTTATTTGAACCGAAGCCTTCTTTTTGATTCCATGGATAACCGCATGAACTAGACCTTGAAATAGGTCCAAACTCTTTCACTCCATCTAACCCTGAGATAGCTTCCTCAAAAGAAAGGAGTTCCTTTTGTGAGCTATTCCTCCAGGTCGACATATCTTCCAAATATCCCTCAACGGCATACTGGAGAGTTTTATGAGGTGGATCTACTTCATTGCTACAGTAATTTCTAATGGCAACATCATACGGATCTATGATAGTGCCTCCTCTTTCAAAAGGGACAAGTTTCGCAGGTTTCATGGTACTTTTAAAGTAAGTATCACGCAACCTGCTAGGCCGTATTTTGGAACGCATACCACTTCCCGCACTTGAACTAACTGTCTCAAGGACAGTAAATCTATCCAAGTTCATCTGAGGTAAGACTGTCATCCTGCTTATCACCAAGTCTACATAAGACTTGGAAATAAAAGTGGAAACACCTTCTCTTCTAGCGGGGTCACCAGCAATATGCATTCCTATCAAAGTACCTTCTGCCGATTTCCTATCCAAAGTAAACATCAAAGCTCCGCAGTCACCACTACCTGTGGCGACATTGAAGTAACTGAATGTTTTATCTAATGGATAGGAAGAAGATCTGTCAGTAACATCACCCATAGGTTTACCAGGCATATTCGTCCTAGCCACCACAACATGATGCTCAGATCTTTCAACTGTAGGGAAAGCCAGTAATACTGGTTGTTCTCCAAAAACGTCAAAACTATCTTGACGTTTTATGTACTTAGATATATCAGGATACAAATTATTCCCTGGAATGTTGAAATAATACTGATCAGTCTGTTTCCAGATCGAAATATTATTCCAACACGGTGACGAAAGGAACTCGTCAACAGTAAGAGAAAGATCTTTGGATCTATCATCACAAAATGACTTCATCAAAGATATTCTCTGACTCCCATAATCCGATCCTGCTTCATTACGCTTAAACTTCAAGCGCATGGCAAAATGGCATGGAACAACAGCCAGCCTATCTTTAAGAATGGTACAAAACCCTGCTTTAGACAAAATTCCACGTTCATTTGGAATGTGAAACTCGAAACAGGACGACTTAATGATTTTCTCTACAATATCATTAGCATTCTTATCAAAAGTCCTGGCCATTTGGGCACTTACATCCTTAACTTTTTCAAACTGAGAACTCCCAAAATACTTGCTCACTATTTTAAGAGCGAAAAAGAACAAGGTTGCTGCTGAAGTCCACTTTAGTACTGAAAGTATAGGAAAATCTTCTAAAATATTCCCTATACTTTTCTTTCCTATAGTATAACTTCTTAACATTAAATTTTTCAACCTCTCGCAAATAGTAGGCGACTTTTGAACTGGTTCAACGTCCAACATATCAAGCTCCTTCTCTAATTCATCGAGCTCTATATCATTTATTTGCGGAGCGCAAGCTCTTATATGAGCTGCAGCTCTAGACGCAACATCATGAATAGTTTCTGTTTTCTGTTCAAACCGTTGTTTCTTTAAGTCGTACAAACTTACGATCTCCCTACAAAGGGTTTCAAAAGAAATGTTTTGCCCTGCCTTATCTCCAGTCAAATATTTAAACTGGAACATATCCGCAGTTACATTGGAAACACCATGGCAACCTATTGGCATCTTAGAGATGTCAACATTCTGTATAGTTGGCTTTCCTTTGGCATCCTTCAAATATTTTTCATTAATAGTGACTTCCAAGTGGAAATCAAATCTCCTCTGCAAAGCTTCACAGCTAAAAATACTTTCCGGCTCAATCTTTTTCCTATTAGTAGTTGCTAACAAGAAAGGACTAGTAAAGAAAGTATTAGCTTTAGCTCCCAAGGACGC